AGCTGGTCCCTGCCACTTGAGCGTACAGTTGACGCTCACGACGATCTGCACGTACCAATGATCGGTGTCCCACCAAAGATGTATATAAGGCACAGCGGGAACCGACGGGTCCGTGCTCTCATACCAGTCACATCCGGCGTGGTGAGCGACCGTGTGCTTGCCGTCTCCGATGTCGGTTGCGAAATCTCCGCCCAGCCCCGACAGCGTCACATACAGCTTGTCGGGGATCGCCGGGTTGCAATCATTGCACCCATTGCCGCCGGCAGACGGCGTCAGCGTCTCCGTATCGCTGGCCGTTCCCGTCGTGTCCGTCCCGGTTCCGCTCGTATCCGTCCCGGTCTCGGTGTCGGTCCCCGTCCCCTCCGTCCCGGTCCCGGTGTCGGTGTCTGTGCCGGGTTCGGTGTCGGTCTCCTCCCACGGAGTGCCTTCGCTCCCGGTCTCGGTGTCGGTCCCTGTTCCCTCCGTTCCGGTTCCGGTGTCGGATTCTGTCCCTTCGGGTTCGGTTTCGCTCCCCGTGCCTTCGGTGGCGGATCCCGTGGCCGGTTCCGTGGTGGCGCTTGGCGTCTCCGGGTTCGTGATTGTGCCGGTCCCCGTGGGGGTGGCTCCGTCGCCATGCACGACGTAAACATACCGCTCATCGACCGAGACGATCTCCTCACCCAGGATGATGTAGCCGAGGTTGCCGAGTTCCAGAAGATGGGATCCGGCAGCCGCGCCGACTGACTCGCCCGGCGCGACAGTGATCCTCCCCCTGAGCCGGTAGCGCATGACCGGACCAAGCGGGACCCAGCGCCCGGCATCATTCTCCAGGTCGGGACCGCCCATGGGGAGAATGTTGATCTGATGATCTGATGTCGGCTTTATCGCGCGAAAGGCGAACGGCGGACCGCCGGTCTCCATCCCATCGATCCCGCACACGTACCCGTCGCTCAGAATGCCGCCCGAAGCATTGTAGAGCCGGATGGACTGGCCGTCCTCGGCGGGGATCCGCACCAAAGCCCACTGTTCGCCTGTGCCGGCGCCCTTCCAGAGGATCTTCGCAATGCCGGCAGCCGCCGAGTCGAGATAACCGGGATCGACCCCCGGCAGGGCATATTGATGGTCCTCGTTGTGGACGTAGACTTTGCAGGGGGTGATGCCGTCGAGCAGGGCCTGGCCGATGCCGTCGCCCACAATCGGCTCCTGCAAAATCACGTAGAGGAGCGCATTCTCGCCTGCGACGTTTTCGACCAGGTCACAGTCGAGCGCCATCGTGCGGATGAACTCGGATTCGTTGGCGTCCGGATCGATGAGGATGTCCGAGACGGCCAGGACGTTGAAGCGCGCGCGGTCCGCGCCGCTCGAGTTCTTGATCGTGACGGTCTCGCCCCGCGCCAGGTCTCCGATGCGCGCCCCGCCCCCAATCTCGCGATCGCGGACATATTGCGCGGCGTGGACAAAGGCATTCCATGTATCGGCCTTGGGCCTGAAGGATTGCCCTGTTCTAACTTTTTCGAGAGCAGTGGTCATGTTCCTATGTTGAGGTCCGAAAAGTCGCCGGCGTCATAGACGCGCTCGATATAGACCGCCACGGGCGATTTCACAAGAAGATTGGCGACCGCGTCTTCGGTATCGCCGTATTGCACCCAGAGGTATTCCCATCCCCACTTGGCGATGCCGGCGATATCGCCGACTTCCAAATCGGTCTCGTTCGGCGACGCGGCAAACCGGAACGTGATCTCCCAGAGATCGTCGTCATCGTCGCCCTGGCGGGACCCGGTCGCCCCCAGGAAAAGGACCTCGCCCTCATCAAACCCCTTGAAGGATGCGTTATTCGTTTTGCCCGTGAGGCCTGCGATGATCTGCTTATAGGCTGAGGTGATATCCGCGTCCTCGAAATAATGCGTCTCGGCCCAATTGTAGACCGGCACGACGATATCGCACCCTTGGACCGTCTTGCCGTCGAAGCCGATCGCCCCGCCGAGTTCATCCGACTTCTTCGGGCCGTAGGAATTGACCGTCTCACGCGATTGCGTAATGTGCTGCGTCCCGCCCGAGGTGTCGAAGGAAAAACGCGGGTCGGGCGGCGTCAGATGGCTGAACCAATTCCATGAGGACTTCCGATATTTCGCCCGCAGCCGCCACGTGGTGACGTCGAGATGCTCGACCAGTTCGACGCTTTTGAGCGCCAGCGTGACCCCGCTCGAGTCCATCGTGGCCGGGATCTCGGATTCGGCCGCCGCGCGCACGGCGGCCTCGTCCTCCGCGCCGAGGACGCCATAAGGGATTTCGGCGGATTCGCCGATGACCTCATGCCGATTTTCAAAAAGTTCGGTAACTTCCGCTGCCATGATCAGGGTCCAAATGCCAAACCGTTTTGCGCCGCATCGGCGATGTCCTGGTTCGTGCGTTCGATGTTGTTCAGATAGCCCGCCATCTCGTCCAGGGCTTCAGTCCCCTTGCCCATCCCGAAGGCCGCGACCGCCGAGAAGGTCCCGCGGGTTTCGAGTTTTTCACTGATGCCGCCGAGGCTGCCGTCCATCAGGTTTTTGAGGCGGTCCTTTAAATCCTCGATTCGGGACGGCAGGTCCGTCCCCTCGGCCTCGGCGCCCGCGCGCGCGTCCGCTGCGTCGGCGATGGCGTCCGCAAGATCGGCCTTGGCCCGGGCGAGTTGCCGATAGAGGTCCTTGACCTGCTTGTCCTGGGCGGCCTGCCGCGCGGCCTGGGCCTTGTCGGCCTCGCTCCCAATCTGGGCGAGGGTCCCGACCTTGTCCCGTTCGATTCTGTCCAACTCGCGATCGAGTTGCGCGCGCCTTCGGAGAGATTCCTGGGCGAAGTCGACGTCGATCTGGGTCTCTTTGGCAACCCGTTCCTCCTCGATGCGCTTGATCTCGGCCTCCACATCGATGTCCGAATCGATGAACCCCTTCAGCTGCGTCCACGCCTTCTGCAGGAAGGAGGATGCCGAGTTCCATCCCACGAGAACCATGTTGATGAAGTTCCCCCACAGGTCCGCGAGTTCGGTTGTCACGACGGCCCAGGTGGAGCGGAGGCCGTCCGACACGATGGTCATGCCGGCCAGTGTCCCGTAGAACGCCTCGATCATGCCACTCTCCATGGCCGACATCCCGGCAAACCAGGTCTCCTTCAGCGCGAAGGTCCCCTTGGTCCATTCGAGCTTCAGGAAGGCCCAGAGCACGCGCGCCGCAAGTCTGAGGTCGCCGGCGATCAGGGCATCTCGGATCCCATCGATCGCCGCCTGAGCGTCGCCCTTGAGTTCGGCCCATTTATCGCCCAGCCACCCAAGGGCGATCCCACCGAGATCGGCCATGGTGAAAATGGCATAGCCGAGCGCGCCGGCTGCCGCGATGATCAGTCCTATCGGCGAGAGGAGAAAACCGATTGCCGAAACCAGCATGCTCAGCCCGGTCCCGATGGCGGAGATGATCGAAAGGAGCCCACCCAGTGCAAAGGAGGCGATGCCGGCCAGCGTGCCCAGGAGGAGGAGCGCCGCGCCCGCCCCGCCAATGATGGCGATCCACTTCACCGCACTCACGAAGAGATCGTGGTTTTTCTCAACCAGGGCCGTCACCGCGCCGGCCGCGCCGGTGATGACTTGCATCCAGGAGCGCAGGGTCGGCGTCAGCGCCTCGCCGATGGCGATCTGCACGCCCTCGATGGCCGACATCATGCGCCGGAACGATCCGCCCAGGTTGTCGTCCATCGTCTTGGCCGTCTCGCGCGCAGTGCCGTCCACGCCGGTCAGGACCGCGCGCATGTCCTGAAAGTCCTGGGCGTTTGCCATTTTCAAAGCGGCGGCCTGGCCGCGTCCGAAGACCGCCTCGAAGATCGAAAGCCGTTTCGCGGTCCCCATCTTCGCGGTCGCGCGTCCGATATCGCCCAGGATGTCGGCGACCGGACGGAGATTACCGTCCACGTCGGCGGCTGCCACGCCCAGCCCGGCGATGGTCTTTTGAACCGGTTCGCGCGTGAGATTTTTGAAGGCGCGCGCAAGCGCGGTCCCGGCCATGGATCCCTTGATGCCATTGTTGGCGAGGAGGCCCAGGGCGGCGGCGGTGTCCTCGAGGGATTCGTTCGCCTCGGCTGCGAGCGGGGCGACATATTTCATGGACTCGCCGAGTTCGGACAGGGTCTGGGCGGAGGCGTTCGCCGTGGCGGTCAGCACATCGGCCACGTGGGTGGTCTCCGTGGCCTCCATCTTGAAGCCGCGCAAGGTGGCGGCGGCGATCTCGGCAGCGTTGCCAAGTTCGGTATCCGTGGCCCGCGCGAGATCGAGGACGGCCGGAATCGCGGCGAGGATCTGATCCGACCCGAATCCCGCTCGACCGAGCGAGATCATGCCCTCGGCCACCTGGGAGGCGGTGAATGACGTGGTGCGGCCGAGCCGCTTGGCCTCTTCGGTCAGTGCCTTGAACTGATCGGTGGTGGCCTGCGTGACGGCCCGGACCACGCTCATCTTGTCGGAAAATTGGCTGAAGGTCCGGAGGGAAATGGCGAAGGGCAGAGCCGCCACCGCGGCGAAGGTGATCATCTTCCGGCCATAGCTCATCAGAGACGCACTGAAGGCCTTCAGCCGCGCCTGTGTCCGCGCGAGTCCTTTCATAACCGCGGCATCCTTCAGGTAGAGCTCGATGAAGGCCGCTCCGGCTTTGATGTCACTGGCGCCTGCCATGTCGATCCTCTCTGATGAAAATCTTCTTCAGCATGCCGATGTTCTTTTTCGTGATCGGAATCCCGCCGCTCGACCGCCTGGCCCTCAGCGGGTGATAATCATCCGGCTTGTGCGCGCGGCCCTTTTTCGGATCCCGGTGCGCATTCGCGATCTGCGCGAGCAGCGCGGCGGTATGATTCCATTCCGAATCCACCCGGGCCGTGCTCATCGCCACAAGCTCGGCTAAGGTGAAGGGCCCGGGGTTCAGTCCGAGGATGCCGGCGCATCGCCAGATGAGTCCCCAGGCGTCAAAAGAATCTTTTCGACCCTCGCCTTCAGATGGGCCTCGATCGCCGGATCGTCCAGCTTCGCGATGATCAGATCGGTCGCCATGCTCTGCACCTCGGCGCTTCGATCGAGGACCTTCTGCAGGACCCGCCGCTTGTGGCCGGGGAAAAAATTTACGAGGGCCTCCAGGAAGGCAACCGTCGCCTGCTCGAGGGCATCGCCGCCGAGCCCGCGTCCGAAGTCCTCATCGGAAACCTTCTGCTCATCCGCCTGGTCTTTGCAGATGACATAGAGGATGTTGCAGAGGGTGATGGGATCGTCGGTGAGTTGGCTCAGCAGTTTGCCCCGGTCCTGCACAATATCGAGCAGGTCGACCTCGCAAAGCGATTTCACGCGCTTGACGGTGTCGACCGTGATCTCGATCAGCCAGGCCCGTCCTTTGATGTCGGTAAACTTGCTCACGTCAGGTTCTCCTCCTAAAGTCCGGGGCTATCAGGGAGCGGTCCCCGTGCCGGTCGCGCCTTCCTCGTACCACTGCGGCGCGGTGGCCGAATAGGTGATGACGCACTCGACGTCGGCGGTCATCGGATTTTCGAGCCCCTCGTCGCGGTCCATCTTCGAGACCTCGAAGTCGGCCACGAGGCCGGTCCCGGTGGCGATCGGGCCGTCCATGATGGCCAGGCCGATCACGTCTCCGGAGATGAAGGCGTCGATGAAGGCGTCGAAGTCCGCGTCGTCGATGTCCCAGATCATCTGGAACGCGACAGACGCTTCCTTGAGTCCGCCCTTTTGCGCGCGCCAACCGTTATTCCCGCGCGTGCTGAAGTCGGCCAACGCCTTGCTCAGGCTGAGCTTGTTGTCCTTGACGTTCTCGCACTCGCTCCAGTCGCCGGCGGCCGCCACGCCGCCGCGCTTGTAATACAGCTTTGCTTCCATGCCGAGTTTGCCGCTCATTGGAGGCTCCTTCCTGTTCAGGCCTTGATGGCGTTCCGCCAGAACTCATTCAGGCGGGGCTGCGACTTGATGAGAGCCGGTCCCATGATGGGACGCGGCGGATATCGGCGTCGCGGCTTTTTCCTCGTGGCCGGTTCGACGCCGCCGAATTCATGCGTGTGCGCGATGCGGCCAATGCGCGATCGCGTCCCGCCCACCACCGCGCTGACCCGCTCGACCGCGAACATGATCGCGTTGCGAAGCGTGTGCTCTCGGTGCGTGTAAGGCGGAGATCCCGGGGGCGACTTGGCGTCCAGGTCCGCCCGGAATTTGATGCTCCGGCGCGCGACCGCGCGCACATAGCCGCCCTGCTGGTAGAGGACTTGCCTCTGAGCGCGGGCCTTGGCGCGCAGCACTTTCTCAGGGTTCATCTTCTGCGTGACTTTGAATCCGACCATCAGCCCCCCTCCATGACGCGATAGGTCGCCGTGATGACGCTGGTGAACTGGCGGTATTGGTGGAGATGCTCGGCCAAATAAATGGGATCGTTCTTCGTGCTGAGCCAGAGGCCGGTTCCCATCGCCTTGCGGCTGAGAAACTCGCAGATCTCCTGGACAAGCGCCATAAGGGGATCGATCTCGGCATTGTCCTCGTCGTCAAGTTTCTTGAGCACGCCGATCTGAACGGTCACCTCGTATTGATCGTCCCGCCGGTTGAGGAGCGTGATCTCGTTGGCCCGAGGCGCGACGACAACAGTCAGGTCCTTCACGTCCTTCAGGTCATAACTCGGGCGATAGACGCGCGCGGCGGTGAAGTCCATCGAAAAGTCCTCGCCGTTGAGGGCGTCCTTGATCGCTTCGGCGATGGTGGCGATGGCGGAACTCACGAATCATCTCCCATGTATTTCGTGTGGATGCGGAGTTGCGAGCGTCCGCGATCCGAATAGCGGTAAGGCGGCTCGTCGGCGGGCGCCATGACCTCGTAGACCTTCGCGGATTCGATAATCTGATCCCCCCGCTCCGGCAGGACCGTCATCCCGCCGAGACTGAGATCGGCGGCCGTTACCAAATAATCACGGCTTTCGATGCGCTCGAACAGTCCCTCGCCCCGGTCCACCCAGAACGGCGTGCGGCCGACGGTCGCGGCAAGGGCGACGGAGGCAGCGCCGCGCCGAACCTGAATCGTGGGGGACGGCAGGCTGACCAGGCCGGCGGCGGATGAGACGACGACAAAGAAATAAAGCGTCCCGGTTGCCAACCCGGTCTGGTGAATCACGCCGTCGCCCGCGCGCGAGTTGCCCTCGCGCCATGCGGATGCGCCGGCGGCCATGTAATACAGCGTGTGGGTCGCCCCGGCCGCTCCGGCCACGGTCGCCGTGATCGCGTCGCCGTCGCCGTCGTCACTGATGGACAGGCTCGGGGCGTCGGGCGGAGAGGCCCCGCCCAGGTCGGTATACCACCAACCGAGAGTCCCGACCGATTGCATGTCAGCGATAGCGATCGTCATCAGCTTGGAGTCCTCGATCCTGCCGCAATCGTGAGCGTGAAGAGTTCCGTTAGACCGTCATCGTCAAAAAACGTGTAGTCATCGCCGTCCTTCGTGATTTTGCCCTGCGTCAGGGCGAGCAGCGATTTCAAAAGCGTTTCAATCGTTGTCGTGCCCCCCTCAGTCCAGCCTGTCTTTGCCAGCAGCGCCGTCACGACCTCCGCCGCCGTGGCCGCGCCGTCCGTCCCACGCATGGCGTCACCGTCGATATTCTCCACGTCCCCGGCAATGGTGGTCACATCGTCCTGCATGGCCGCGATCTCGTCTGAGAGGTCTTCAAGCGTGTCGCCGTCAGCGCCCACACGCGCAATCTGTGTCGCGCCGGTATCGGCGCTCTTGACAGGATAGGCCGTCGATTCGTCGAACTTCGCCGCTGTGATCGCGTCGTCGGCAAGCTCAATCCCCGTGGTGGTGTCCGGGGCCTGTTCCAAGGCGTTCTGCGTGAAGCGCGACACGCCGCCGTCGTTTTCGACGATCTCGTTCAACAGCGCCGTCGCAACGCCCGGCTTTGAGGATGGGTCATAGTCGGTCTTGAGCAGATGGTCGAGATGATTGGCGACAAGCGCATCATCGCACGAGGATTGAATCGTATCCGTCGCGTCCGAGCCCTCAACCTGGGCGGCGTTCACATCGAGATAATCCGACCCGCTCACGAGCGAGTCGTACACGTTCGCGGGCAGGACCTGGAAGCGCACGATCGACATCGCGTTCGTGCCCGAGTTTAGAGAAAACACGACCTCGCCGAGCGTGTCGAAGTCGTTCGCGTTCGCCGCGTAAACGTAGTGGCCGGTGTGATTGTGCGTGAGCGTCGAGGAGCCGTTCGGGGCGCCGACCGAGCCGTTCTTCGTGACCTTGATGGAGGCGACGACTTCATCGGTCTTCGCCGCGCCGTCCGCATCGAGGATCGGCCCGACCAGAAAGCTCTTCGCCGTGCTCTGTTTTGCGTACATGCTATGCTCCTATGAGCAGCCTCCGCCGTGGGTTCGTGGCTGGGGGCTCGCCCCCCTCCTGCCAATCGAGGTTCTCGATGTCGGCGGTGAAGCCGCGCGAATCGCCGTCGTTCTCGATGGCGCATCCAGCCCCATATCGGTAGCGGCGGCCGCTCGTGATCGTGGTCGCTATCGTGTCCTCGTCCAATGTCCTGCCTGCGTCGCTGTAGATGATGCACTGGACCGCCGTCTCGCTCGTTCGCGCCGCCGTGTAATAATGCTTGATATCCGCTGAGACGGCTGAATAGCTGTCGCTGCTGTCGTCCTCGTAATCCTTGATGAAAACCTCGCTGGACGTAGTGGGGTTGCGCGTCCGCAAATAGACGCAAAGCGCCTGAGACGAATTGTCGTCAAGGTATTCCTCGTTCGCCGCGACATTGGAAACGCCCCAGATGACCAGGCTGATATAGTAGTCGGACCCGGAATCATATTGAGTCGCCTCAAACAGATGTTCAAATGCCGCCCCAAAATGGTCGACGCCACGGTCATCCCACCAGTACGTATCAGAGTCCCCTCGAACATCGTTCAAGTCCAGCTTAGAGGCGGTGGCAATGATGTCGGAGCCGGGGTCGCTCGTGTTGGAAAAGGCAGTGAAATCCGCCGTCGGGTCTTCGATCTTCATCGCGCCGGAAACGGCGTCCAGATCGAATCCGGTCAGCACCTTGTAATCGGCACTGCGATAATCCGCCTTGCCCTCGCCTCGCAAGAGAGCCAGCGCCGGATCGACCGGCTCAGAATCGCTTACGCGCCAGTCAGGGGTCCGCAACCTCGCGCGCAGCGGCAGTATGTTTTGGATAATCCCATCGTGAGGCTTCCGCCATTCACGCCGCCAATAGAGCGTTTGCGGTGTGAGGTCGCCCGCGCGCTCATTGTGCTTGAGGCGGAGTTGTTCCAGGGCCGCATAGAGATAGCGGTAGCGATCCGCGTCCGCTGTCACGGTCGGGGGATAGACCAGATTGCTTGCGCTAATCACGATACGCGTACTCCTCGCCGCCGTAGTCCTTGTGTTCGCGTCGGATGATTGTCGCCATTAGAATTCTCGTCTCCGTCCAAAGGCAAAACGCGACTCGACGCGAGG